TGTAGTGCTTCCTTGCATTACAAAATCCGTTGTTTGCTCTTTCTTTTCGCGAATAAGACGTAAAATCTTATCGCTCAGCCATAATCCGTCCATAAATTCTTATAATTCTGATCTTATTTCCTTATACTTGCTTAATATACCACCGATTCCATTATTTACAACATCATTATCTTCAATAATCATCATGCCACCACCCATTCTACCTACACGGCCACCTTTTCTAAGTGTTACAGGATCTAACATACTTTCAAGACCAAAAATACTAGTTTCAGGACTAGGCCCTTGAATTTCACTTTGAGCCATGAATGGAGCAGCCCACGGAACATTTAACATTCTTGCATACCAATCTGTTAGTGCGCCAGTTCTTGATGCATCATATTGCATTGGAGTGTAGCCTGTGTACTGTGGTAATCGTGGCGCTGGGCGATCTAATGCTTGAACATCTGCTGGTTGCTGTGCTGCTGCTTGTCTTTGAGCTTCTGCCGCTTGTGCGTCTTGCACTCTTTGATCTTGAATATTTTGTAGTGTTGTATCATCTAATACTTGTTGAGCCGCTGCTTGTTGAGCCGCTTGTTGTGCAGCTGCATCAGCAGCTGCTTGTTCTTCTTGTTGTTGCTGTTGCTGTGCTGCTTCTTCTTCTTGTTGTTGGCCTGCTAATCTTTGTTGATCTAATAAATAAGCTAAATGGTCAGATGCTGTTTGTTTTTTACCCATCCATTGTGCATAACGTTGTTCATTAGCTCCTCCTTGACCACCAAATTGTGGAGGAGGTGTTCCTGTATATTTAGCGTACTCTTGTAAAACTCCTGCGATATCGCCATATTCTGTATCTCCTAATAAGCCACTTAATACTCCCATTTTATCTGCAACGTCTCTTCTCCATTGCTCCACACTACCTGTTGCGTGTCCGCCACCAATTGAATACCCAAAGTCTCTAGGTTGCCATGCTGCTTCTGCTGCGGCGCGTTGAATGTCAGGAGATAGTCCTCCCCAAAAATCACTTGCTGTTGACATTCTTTCGCCAAGAGTCTGACCATATAATTCTGGTCGTGGTGCACCTCCGTGCCAACTATAGACAGAACCCCAATCATCATTTACAGGAATAAAAGAACCTAAAGCTGGAAGACCGCCACCTTCTTGCATACGAACACGGCCACCTTTTTTAAGAGTTACAGGATCGAGTAAACTATCTATACCAAAAATACTAGTTTCAGGACTAGGCCCTTGAATTTGACTTTGAGCCATAAAAGGTTGGGCAACTGGTACATTCAACATACGTCCATACCAGTCTGTTAAGGACCCGGTTTTAGATGCATCATAATCCATCGGTGTGTAACCTCTATATTGTGGTAACTGTGGCGCTGGGCGATTTAAACTTTCCACTGATTGAACTCTTGCTAGTTCTTGCTGTGCAGCTGCTTGTTCTGCTGCCGATGCTTGTTCTGCCGCAGTTTGTGCATCTATTAAACGTTGAGCTTCTGCTTGTCGCTGCGCTTCTGCCGCTTGTGCGTCTGCTAAACGCTGTGCTTCTATCTGAGCTAATCTATCTTGTTCTGCTTTCTGAGCTGCTGCTTGCTGAGCTGCTGCTTGTCGTGCCGCTTCTTCTTGCTCTGCCGTTACTCTGTTTACTTCTTGTTCTTCTGCTAGTCTTTGCTGTTGCTGCTGTTGCTGCTGTTGTGCTGCCTGTTCGGCTGCCTGTTGTGCTGCCTGTTCTGCTGCCTGTTGTCTTCTTATTTCAGCTTGTCGTGCTTGTAGTTGTCTCCAATAACCCATACTAACTCCTGCTGGATTACCTTGTCCTCTATTTCCTGGTCCTCTATCTCCTGCTCCCATTATACTCTCCCTCCATGCATCATCATACGAAATGGATTAGCACCAGTCATTGGATTAAAGTTAGCGGGCAACGATGCAATACCACCATTAGCATAAGTAGCATACTCAGTATAATAAGGATTATATCCTTCAAAAGGAATTTCTTCGATAGGAGTTTCTTCTAGTATTGTATCTGCAATATCTTGATAATAAACTGGAGATGCTGTATCAGGTCTGCCTCCGCCTGGTTCTTCACCTGAAAGTTCAGGGCCTAGAACAAGACCTTTCATATCAATACCAGCGAGTCTTGATAGTATTCCACTCATACCAAAAGAAGGAACCTCACCAAAATATCCTAAAACATCACCTTGGGGATTAGTAGTTGTGACGTTTCGTGTAATTGCATTTTTTGCAAACTTACCTAAATTTTTAACAGAAACTGTTCGCGTGTTAATATCTTTTTCTGTTAATGTGCCGTATAAACTTCTTATATCTGAATCTTTAAGATCTTCTCCTTGCTCATTCATTCGATCAACAAAATCTTTTTCAGATTCTGTTGTTCCACTTAAATCTCCATACGCATCAAGACCTAGGGCTGGTTCTTGGTATGTACCATGAGGACCTCCTCCTGGAGTACTATATCCACCGCCATAACCACTTCCAGCAGAAGTGCCTCCTAAAGCGCCTCCTGTATTTGGTCCGCCTGGTGTTGTGCCTCCAAAACCTTGTGGTCCACCATAATCAGCCATTACTTAGCTCCCCCATTTGGCTTCATAATGTTAGCTGTAGTTTTTTCCATGTTAGCTGTAATCTTTTCTGCTTTGTCCATGACTCTATGCATAGAATCTTTTTCTAATTTCTCAGCAGCGATAGCTGATCTAATTGCGACAGCATCTTTTTGTTGATCAATTTTTTCACGATCAACTTTAGTACCGGTATCTAATTTTTTCTTTTCAAGGCCAAGTTTTTGATTTGCTTCTTTACCTTTTCTAATCATATCTTGTTCTCTAACTTTTAACTCATCACGTTTTAAATCAATTAATGGATCAGAAGCTGACTCTTCTAATAGTTCTTCATATTTAACTACAAACTCAGCAATTAAATCAGCTTCACGTTCAGCAACTCTGTTTTGCATTTCCTGCATCATTTGTTGTTGCTGCTGTTGCATTTGTTGTTGCATCATTTGTTGTTGCTGTGGTGGCATTTGTTGCATTTGTTGCATTTGTTGTTGTTGCTGTTTCTGAACTTCTGCTTGTACTTCTTCTTGAGCTTTAAGAGATATGTGTTGCATAATATGTGATTGTAAATTTGCCATTACAACCGGATTTTGTTTTACAACTGTACTATGCATCATAGAAAAGTGTGCTTCAATATGGGCATCATGTTGTTGTCCTTGAAATGCCTGCGCTGGCATACCAGCTAACATCTCAGCATTCTCTGTTGCTGGATCTTTTGGCTGCGGTTCTTGAGGTGGAGGTAACATAGCTTCAATATTTTGAACACCCATTGCTTCATACATTCTTCTATAAGCTTCATGTACGTTATGCATTTGTGGTGCAGCTTGTGCTAATTGTAATTGTTGTTGTGCAAGTGTTACTCTTTGTGTAACTGAGAAAATGTTTGGATCAGATACAGGTATTACATCAATACGTTCATCAAAGTCTTGTGCTTTAACAGCTTGGTTACCACCAACGATTTGATATGGATAAACTGGTGGTAATGTTTCTGCAAAAAGTTTTGATAATAATTTAAATTCTTTTCCTTGTGCCATGTGCATTCTTTTATGAATCGCAGACATAACTTTCATTCCACGCTCTAGTAATGCCATAGTTGTACCAACAGGATTTACTTCATTACCTTCGCCAAGTTTCATATCAGCAACAGCAGCAAATGATTTACCACTATCAATTACAAAACCTAGTAAGTTAAATAAAGTTTGTGATGGTTCTTTGTAAGGCAGAGTAATTAGTGAAGATGCAATATCACCTGCAGGTGCATCAACATCTCTAAACTCACCTGGTACTAATGGCTGATCATCATCACGTATTCTAAGCCCACGAGCTTTAAAGCCGGCTGGTAAGTTGACGAGTGTGCCAGCGTCGATAAGTTGTCGTAATACAGAGGTTGCGGTTTTTGTGAGACCACCAAGCATATGAATAAGACCAAAACCATAAAAGCCAAGACCTGGCAGAAATTTATAATGTACGAAATATTGTTTTTTAGTTTTAAGCTGGTCACCTTCCGCCCAGTTTCTCCTTATTGATAAAATTTTATTGGAATTCTCTTCAATAGTTACAATATACGGTAAACTAATTCCAGTCTCTTCGCCTGCCTCATTGGCATCTTCATATCCTGGTAAATCAAGGTCTGTATGTATCTCAAGAAGAGTGTACATATTATCTTTAGTGTAAACTTTTTTCTTACCAGCTAGTTCATCAATTTTATCTTGAACTGCACTTGGATCTTCTTCTGGTGCTTCACCTACTTCAACATCACGGTAAAATCCAGATACTTGAAATTTCCGTAGATCGTTGGCCATCATCTTTACAACGTGGGTAATTCTAGAACATGTCATTAAGTCTGTTGCTTGATAAGGAACCACTAGATCTTCTGATGATACGAACTTAGAAACTGGTCTACCTAGAGTATTATCGAAATATATTTTACGGAACGCCGAACCTGACAAGGGTAGGTGAAATAGCATTTGGTCAAGTTCGGGCTCGTATTCCTCCATGACGTGGGTGAGTTGGAAATTCATAAATTCTTTAACACGACTCGATTGAGATTCAACTTGTGGGTTAGTTGCTCCCATGATTTGTGTTTTTACAGGGCCACCGGCAGGAAATAATTCTTTATATGATTGCGCTTGAAACTGTGTAACTGATTCTGCAAGTAAAGGGTGTGATACACCTGATGCTCCAGGAAAGGGGGATGTACGATCATCATACTTCATTCCAAGTAGATCTAGACCCTCAGCATAAGTTGATGACCAATCAGCACGTGATTCTTTATCACCATCATAGGCATCGGATAGTTCTCGTGAAATTACATCAAGATCACCATCACTTAATTGTTCAGCTAAGTTTTCATTATGTCCACCCATCATTGATTGAGCTGGACCAAAATTTATAGTAGCGCCGCCATCAGCATCTAGCTGTGGATCGCCTTCGTTGAATTCTACTTCTTCTGCTCTAATGTCGAACTTCATTTGTTCTTTTAGAGGCATGTCTCTGTCTATTGGCATGTTACGCCCTTAATGATGCTATTCCTGCACCTTCATCTCGTTGTTGCATGGATTGAATAATTCTTTCGCCTTCAAGTTTAATGAAATTTTCTAAACCCTGTGGTCCAAGATATTCATTAGGAAGTTGTCCTTGATCTTTTAATTCATCATAAGCCTGTATAACTAAACCAAGCACTGGATCTTCCATTGCTGCAGTTCTTAGCATACCTTCTTTGTCAATGTCTTGTAATAATTCTTCTGGTCCGGTATCAAATCCTGGATCTATCATTTCCACAGGAGGTTCTGTTTCATCACCAGCCATCATTTGGCCTTGAGGTAAACCACCTAGACCGTTTCTCATGTCTCTTATTGCCATTAAATCACCCTTTTATTACCCGTATTAATACTAGCACAGAATATAGCAGTTTATTTACTTTTACCATAGCTTTTTTTACTTTTGTATTTAGCGGCATCTTCTTTCCCTAGTTGTTTCCAAAATTCATCAAGTGGGTTGTGTTCGCAATTGATACAGTCACACTCCACCGTTCTACACGAACCACCATGACCACAGTGACATTCGTGCTCGCAATGCTTACAAGCAGCCATTATCTCCCCCTAGAACCAATAATTATTTATTCTTGTTAACCTTGCCACCTTTAGCTTTAGTGACACGTTTACCTTGTTTGTATCCTCTGCGAGCTTTATTAGCTGCAGCCATACCTTCTTTGGTATACGGGTATTTTTTACCTTTTACGTTTGGCATATAGACCTCCTTAATCTACTTGATTCGCAACATCGCGAATGAAACTATTAATCTTGTATAGTTTAGTCCCATCGCTGTAATTTACAATATAATCTTTTGGATTTATTTTTGGTTTCACGGCTCCTCCTTCTTTGTAACCTACACGG